ACCAAGCACCCTGACCAAGCCTGACCACCCTGACCAAAAGGACTGAATAATGGATTTTAACAAATACAACCCCTTGAAACAAACAAAGCCGCCTCTGAACGACTGGACGGAAAGCGTTCCTGTTGTGCTGCTGTCCGAAGCATTGAAGATCGTCGGCAAAAAGCACGGCATCAGCCTGCACCTGGCGGATGACGGCTGCCCGACATTGCGCCTGTGTCCCGGATTAAAAGGCGGGGACCAAGGATCTGTGCGGTGGGATGTTGTCGAACAGGTTTATAAATATTTCATGGATGCCATTGAGGATCTGACCGAACTCATTGGCGCCGGCAAGTTGAAGCTACCACAAAATGCAGCGGGTCCTTCCCGGCAGATAGAATCCATACGGGTGGCAAAGCCGCGATAACTCTCTACTTTTAATGCTTAAAATGGGTGGAAAAATGGAAGCAATTGAAAATACTGCAATAAATGCAAACCAGGGCATGCAAGGCGTATTTGTCCCTGTTGATGTTCTGGCAGCGTTTAATGCGGATTTTTTGGACGAAAAATGGTGCAAGGCCTGGGTGATGGAGCGACTGCACGGTGATCAACCATGGATGGGATGTGATCCGCCTTTTTGCCCAGGCTGCAATTTGCCAGTATCAGATCGTATGATGCAGAGCTTTTGGGAATGCAAGAGGATCCGGTGTGATCGTTGTGGAAAGTATTTCACGGCGCTCACGGGAACATTTTTAAGCGGATGTCATTTCACGTTTCAGCAGATTGTGCTGCTGGCTCTGCTGCTGGCCCTGGGCATTGCGGATAAACAGATCGCGTCGACTCTTAATATTAGTTCTGAGAACGTTCGACTCTGGCGCCATCGATTCGATGCGATCGCCCGTGCGAAGACTATGACGGAGGGAATTTAGATGGAAATTCAAAGAATGAAACTGGCCGATCTGACGCCGGCAAAATATCACCCGAGAGTGAAGCAGTGCTCCGGTGATACGACGTATGATGCATTAACGAGATCCATGCAGCAGTTCGGTTATATAGAGCCCATTATTTGGAACCGCCAGACCGGGAATATAGTCGGTGGTCATAACAAGCGTAACGTTCTGTTGAGTATGGGAATCCAGGAGGATGATGTCTCAATCGTTGATTTACCGCTTGAGAAGGAAAAACTTCTCAATGTCGCGCTGAATAAGATCGGCAGCGATCCGGCGCTCTGGGATCTGCCGCGTCTGAAAGACCTGATTATTGAATTTGAGGATCTAAACCTCGACGTCGAGCTCACCGGATTCGATAAGATCGAAATTGAAAAGCTTCTTTCCCGGGATGTCATTGAGGATGATTTCGATGCCGAGGCAGAGGCAGAAAAGATCATTACGCCGGTCACCAGGTTGGGTGATGTCTATAAGCTGGGCCGGCATCGCATTATGTGTGGCGATTCAACCAGCGTTACCGCAATCAAAGCTCTTATGGAGGACCGCATTGCGGACATCGTCTTCACGGATCCGCCCTATAATGTAAATTATGGCGCCACGATGAAGGATAACGTCCGGGGAAAGACGTCTAAGGAAAACTGCGGCAGAAAAATTCTCAATGACCACTTCACGACCGATGATGGGTTCTATCACTTCATCCATGCAGCCATCACCGCTTTCAAACCATTCGTTTCCGGCGACGTCTATGTCTGTATGTCCAGCAGCGAGCTCCATACCCTTCAGAAGGCCTTCGCGGATTGCGGTGGTCATTTTTCCACATTCATCATCTGGGTCAAAAACCACTTCACTATTGGCCGGGCCAATTACCAGCGCCAGTATGAGCCGATCCTTTATGGCTGGTTTGAAGGATCCAGCCACTACTGGTCCGGCGTCCGGAACCTGGGCGACGTATATGGCCGGCAGGACATTAATCGCAATGAGGACGGCACACCGTTAGTAAGGGTGGAATCATGCGGGATTGAAAGCGACATCTGGGAATTTGCCAAACCGCAGGTAAGCAAGGAGCATCCGACCATGAAACCGATCGGCCTGGTCGCCCGGGCGATTCGGAATAGTTCAAAGCCTGGCGCGCTGGTATTGGATTCCTTTGGCGGCAGTGGTACCACATTGATGGCCGCCGAATAGACCAACAGGACCTGTTACTTGATGGAATTGGATCCAAAGTATTGTGACGTGGAAGTAAAGCGCTGGGAAATATTTACCGGCGCAAAGGCGGAGCTGATCTGCCGGGTATAAAAAAGGAGAGTGGACAGTATTCCCAGGGGAGCTGTAACTCCCCGAAGAACATGAGCTGCAACTCATGGCGTAAACGCTACCATCCACATGAGAGTCGATATCATAATCAAGGCGCTCATGTAAATGGAAAGAATGACGGAAGAAAACACGACTGAAAAATTATGGGAAGCGGCCGACGCCCTCCGGCGCGCCCAATTACTCTTTAAGGTGCTGCCGAACAAACCTATGGATGAGGCCAAATTAAAAAACCTTCTGGAAGTTGCCGACGAAGCCGACCAGGTCAAGTTGAAGGTTTTATATAATGCCACTATCAAGGGCGTGAATGAGTACAATAAAAGTTCATCCCAGATAAAATTAAAAAACTGGAAATCGGCGGAAAAGGAGCTGGATGCCTACATCGATACGCTATGGGCGAAATATATTGACCATGAAAGGACATTTCCGAACCTTCTGGCCGTCATCGATTATCTGAAAATTAACAACTGGAAGATCGGAAAGTCCCGGGCCTATGAGCATCAAAAAGAAGGAAAAATAAAATCACAGGCCAACGGCGCGTACCGGCTAAGCGATGTGGAAAAATATGCGGCAACGCACCTTACGAGATCCGATGGAAAGACCGCATCCGGATCACTGGAGAAGTTCGCCGAAGAAAAAGCGCAGGCGGAGCTCGATAAGACCAAAGAGCAGCTTGAGCACCTACGTCTGAAAAACAAACTGGCCCGAGGTATGTTCGTTCCCCGTGAAGCCTTTGAACAGGAACTGGCCAAGCGTGCCGCCGTGATCAAATCGGACGTCGAGAATTTCATCCGCGGCGGCGCTGAAAAGAGCATCGCCATCGTCGGCGGGGATCCGGCAAAGGCACCGGCATTGATCGAGCACCAACTGGACGCGGCCTGGGACTGGCTGAACCGATACGCCGGAGAAAAAGAATTCAAGGTTCCGGCGCCGGTAGCAGCTGCCGCGGCCGCAGCGCTCCAGGATACAGAAGATGCGGAGGACGAGTAAAATGGCTTTAAAACTTTTTGAATTTAGGCAGAGTCTTGAGTGCGCTGTTGTAGTTGCTGCTGAAACGGAAGAACAAGCGCGTAATGCGATTAAGATGTGGGAAAAGGCATGGATTGAAAACGGAGAATTTATTGGCGTCGGTGGTGAACCCGAGCTCGTAGATACCAGAGATCCACGATCACAAGACCCTGACGATTTACGGGATGATGCTCACGAAATAGTCAAAGCCATAGAGCCGAATCCGGCTGCTTTTGCGGTTCTTTTGGTGAGCTAATCAACAGAGACAGAGTCGGCAGCCGCGCGAAGGGGGCGCGGGTAGCGGAGCGCCCCGGACTACAATTTAATATTGAAAGGGAATGATTATGACAGAAAGAATTTTTCAAGAGGTAATATTAAGTGAGATTCAAGTAAATCCAAGTAATCCGCGCAAGAATTTTTCCGGCCCAAAATTCGATGAACTGGTTGCATCCATCAGGCAGGTAGGTGTTATTGAGCCAATATTACTCCGTCCGCTGGTTCCGGGTAAAAAAATGAGCTTACCGGGGCGCGCTTATGAAATCGTTGCCGGTGAGCGCCGTTTTCGTGCAAGCCGCCTCATCGCTTCCGAAAACGGCGGTCCGGCTCACGCAAAAATCCCGGCCATCGTCCAGGATATGACCGAAGATGAGGCGTTCGATTTAATGACAATCGAGAACCTGCAGCGTGAGGACCTGACCGAGCTGGAAGAGGCGCAGGGATTTAAAATATATTTGGATAAAAAAGGAAAGGATGCCTTGCCTGAACTTGCAGAGCGGACGGGAATTAAACCAGCATACATCTCACGACGGGTTGCCGTACTCACCCTTCCACAGGAAGTCATAAAGGCATGGGAAGACGGAAAGATAAAATATGGCCATTGTGAGCAACTGTATCGCGTAAAGGATAAAAAATTAATTTTACTGTACCTGAAGCGCCTGCAGCTGCCGGAAAACAACTGGGAGGCCATTGGCACCGTAAAAAACCTGAAAGAAAAGATCGATGGCCACGCAATTCTTTTGAAGCATGCAAAATTTAACCTTGATGAAGCAGGGTGTCCGGCATGCGCGTCCAATACGGATGTGCAAAGCGCACTCTTTGAAGATAAATACGAGGGGGGTGTGTATTGCACCAATACTGAATGCTTTAAGAAAAACCAGTCTGCCTGGCTCAAGGCCAATTGGAAGAAATTCGGCAAACAAGCCGGGACCAACGGATTTGGTTTTGGGTGTGATGTTAAACACGGATCATTTCATGATTTTCAATACTCGGGAAGTCCAGGCGATAAATGCAAGGAATGCTCTCACTTCATTTCCCGCCTTACCGTCGAGGGAAAGTTTGACAATAAACAGGTCTGTGTTGGCGATGAATCGTGTTTTAATCAGATCGCTCGGGCATCAAAAGCAAAAAAAGCAAACGAAACAAAAGCGTCGGGCAAAGAGAAGCAATTGCAAGATGCCCCGCGTGTCGAATGGCACGGCCGGCATTTTCGGGAAGAGTTTTATAAAGACAGAATTCCCGAAGAGATGGATAAATTGCCGATTACGGATCATCGCTGCCTGCGCCTTTCCGTCTTTGCCATCGTGAAATCAAATAACGGGGCATTGATTCAATTCGCCAGGCAATGGGTGCCCAAGTATGAGAAAAAGAATATCACGTGGCCCGGCGATATCGATATCCCGGATATCTGGAAAAAGATCGCGGAAATGACGGTTGATGAATTATACCAGGCGCACCGTGATCTGGCGAACGTGGTTATTATGCAATCGCAGACTGTAATGGCCTCTGAGCGCCATTATGCAGCCCAGTTGCTGGGGATTGATCTGGCCGCTGAATGGCGCCTCAATGAAGATTACCTGGATAAAAAGACCACCAAGGAAATACTCGATATCATTGTCAAGCACGGCATCGATAAAGATGCAAAGGCTCTGGCCTATCTCCATGAAAACCTAAACAAGAAGCGCGACCGCTTCGATACGTGTAAAAAGACTGAGCTGGTCGAGTTGATATTGAAATCAGGCATGGATCTGTCCGGCAAGGTCCCGGCAGAGATATTGGATGTGGGGCGGGATTAATGTTCGCAACTAAGATTTTCCCGGGAATTATCATCCTGCTTTCGATTGGCGCGGGAATTGTTTATGCGGTGAAGGGCGACGCCCGGCATTCCATTTACTGGTTTTCCGCGGCAGTGCTCAATATTTCAGTCACTTATTAACGAAAAGCTCACCCGCTTGTCGGGTGGAGCGGCCTGTCCGATCCGACGTGATTCGTATTGGATTTGGGAAGGAAAAACACGCTGGTGAACTCTCAACCAAGCACGCGCGCTTGATGCCGGTAGAATAGGAGAAACTATGGACACAAGATACTGGGAATGTGAAGAGTGCAAAGAACGGAATGATATCTTTCATCCAACGCCCTCCCCATTTATTCCGACGATGAAAGCGTTATTATCTGGTGATATGATAACGGTTGATTGTCGACACTGTGGTTATACTAAAATCATAAAACTAGAGGGAAAGCTCATTGCAGTCGGCGCTTAATACATATTCCCCGGTATTTCCGGCGCTGCCGGCTATGCCGGATAGTTTCTTCTGGACCCCGGGAGAGCGGCGCGTCTTTGCGCGCAAAGAAAAGATGACCGTCTGGCAGCATGCGGAAAAGACGCGGGTGATCACCGACGGAAACATCAAAGGGCCATGGAGAAACAGCGTCACGCCCTATACCGTCGGCCCGATGGATTGCTGGACCTGGCCCAGCGTCCGCAAGATTTTCCTGATGTGGGGCCCGCAATCGGCAAAAACACAGGTCGCCTTCAACTGCATAAACTACTCGATCGAGCATGACGGCCAGTCCGTCATGTACGTCATGCCCGATGAGAAGGTCACCAAGCGCATCAGCAAGCGCCGGATTATTCCCATGTTCAAAGCATCGCCAGCGATGCGAGAGATACTGAGCCCGCGCTTTGACGACACAACCACGCTCTCTGTCAGCTTTTTAAACAGTGCGGATTTGATCATGGCCTGGGCCACGTCCGCGGCGGAGCTCAGTTCTGAATCCGTTCCGATTCTCATACTGGATGAACGCGACAAATTTCCGGAATACTCAGGAAGGGAAGCTGACCCGAAGGATCTTGCCGAGATCCGCTCCACCACTTTTCCGCATACCTCCAAAATGCTGGAAATCTCCACGCCGAACCTGGAGGCCGGCATTGCCACCGATATCGATACTGAAGCGGATGTGGTCTATCACTATGCAGCAAAATGCCCGATCTGCGGCGAATATCAGATCATGGAATTCGATCAGATCGTCCTGAAAGAGGACATCAAGGATCCGCGGGAGATTATTCGCCGGAAACTTGCCTATTACCAGTGCAAGGCCTGCGGCATGATGTGGGATGATCACATGCGTAACCAGGCCGTCCTGGACGGCATGCAGAATCCAGAGTCATTATTTGGCTGGATTCCCGATCGCATCGTTGAAAATCCGGTGGCCGTGGCCTTCCATCTGCCGTCCTGGTATTCTCCTTTTGTGTCGATGTCCCGGGTGAAAGCGGCGGAGATCCGCGGACGCGACAACCGGGCCAAACAGATGGTCTTTGTCACCCAGCACAAGGTCGAACCCTGGAAAGAAGCCGTTGAACCGCCGAAAAAAGAAGATGAATTGTTGAAGGCCCGTTGCGATCTCGCGCCGGCAACCGTCCCGGCGGACGCACTGGCTCTGACCTTCTGTGCCGACGTCCAGAAATCCGGTTTCTGGTTCACCGTCTGGGCCTGGACGCGCGACATTCGCGGGATAACCGGCTGGCTGATCCATTACGGCGCCCTTGCCACGTGGACGGAAATTGAGAAGATACTATATGAAACCGAATATCCCATCGTGGACGGCACCGGCGGCATGCGGATCTGGCGCGCTGCGTTCGACACCGGCGGCGGTAAAAAAGAAACGGAAATGAGTATGACCGAGGAAACCTACTGGTGGATCATCGCCAATTTCAACCGCGGCGTTCAACTATGGGGCACCAAGGGCGCATCGCGGCCGCAGGCAACCATGTTCAAAAAAGGCGAAGCGCTTTTAAAGACGCCGTCCGGCAGAAAACTTCCGGACTGGTTCCACCTGGTCCTGATCGATACGGATAAACTCAAGACCTTTTTTCATTATGGTCTGGATCAGGCTATTGCGCGGGATTCCAACGCCCTGTATCTGCATCGTGACACAGATATGATTTACGCCAGGCATATATTGGCCGAAGAAAAGCGCATGGACCGCAAATCAAAAATTGCCAAGTGGGAACGCATCCGGTCCGCAAATCATTTACTTGATGCATCCTGCGGCGCCGTGGCCCTGGCACAGCCGCAATGGCTGGGCGGCGGCGTGAACATCCTGGCGCCGCGGATCGTTGTTCCGACGCAGCCCAGACCCGGCGTGCAAAGAAAAGACGATAAACAAAAAACAAACAGGAGATGGTGAATATGGGAATGGAATCGGTATTATCGGGAATGACGGCTATACGGGAATATTGCAGATCGATTAATTTGGCATCGGCGGAAGTTTCTGTGATACAAATGATCAAAGAATGCGGCTTTCCGGCGCGGAAGATCGGCGGAATATGGGAAAGCG